ATCAAATATAGCATATTTATAATAAATAATTAATAATTACTGATCACTAGAGTGTAGTATTTGTTGCAAATTATTAGAAAATAGTGCCAATTCTATTTCATCTTCATGAATATTATGAAAAACAGTAATATATTTACAAATATAAGGTATAATATTATATTTTTGTTCTTCATTTAAAAGTTTGGTTATTTTTATAAAGATAAAATAATTGTCTAAAATATCCATAACTGAATATCCTTTATCGTAAATATTATATAATAATTCAATCGCATTATTCAATTGCTTATTTTTTAAAAATGTTGTATATTCTTCAAATAATGACAGACTAATATTTGAGCATACATTTGTTGCTAGTTCTAATGTAATTGGTTCATTTAACAATTTAAATTTTTCAATATAGTTAATTAATATTTTTGCTGTATTATTGCATACATTTAATATAAAATCTTCGGCATCTTTTGTAATTTGAATATTTTCTAAGTGTGTTATTTTGCGCATAATTTTAATAAGATTATGTTTTTGTAATGGCTTTATTTTAATAATAATTAATCTTGATTGTAGCGACTCAATTACTTTTTGCGAATTACTACATGATGAAATAAAATGAACATTATGACTATATTTATCAATACAATTTCGGAAGACTTGTTGGCTCTGTTCATTAATAAAATCAATATCATCTAACACAATTATTTTTTTCTTTCCTTTAACAGATGAACAAGTTTGGCAAAATGTCTTTACATCATTTCGATAATAATTAATACCTTGCTCCTTTAGACTATTAATATGTAATATATTGTCTGAATAGTCAGTATAGTCTAATCCTTTATAATATTCACGTATTACGGCATTTAGAAATGCGGTTTTACCACTACCAATATCACCAATAAAAAGTATATTTAAATTATTCATACTAATAAGCGTATTTAATATATCCAACATTTCTGGATCAGTTTCAAAATCTTTGAAAAAGAAAGGTTGATATTTATTTAAAAATAATGGCTCCATTTTATTTTATATATAAATATATACGTTAATAAGTATTTAAGCTTATCTCTTAATATAATATTAATTGAAAAAATGGCGGAAGATTATTACAAGGAACTTGAATTGTCTGAAAATGCGACACCAGAAGAAATTAGAAAGTCTTATAGGCGACTATCATTAATACATCATCCTGATAGAAATGGAAATAGTCCTGAATCTGTAGCAAAATTTCAGAAAATAAATGATGCACATGAAACATTAAGTAATCCTGATAAGAAGCGTGAATATGATATGATGCGAAATAATCCATTTGCAAAAATGATGGGTCCAGGACAAAATCATAGTCCATTTGGTCCTGGTTTTAATCCATTTAATCCATTTGGACCTTTTGGTCAAGGAGGTGCAAATCCTATGGATGATATTTTAGCTGGTATTTTTGGACTAAATCAAGGACAAGGTCATGGTCAGAATATTCGTGTATTTCATAATGGTATGCCTATAAATATAAGTCAATTACAAAAACCGCAACCAATTATGACTACTATTTCAGTACCAATTGATAAAATATTAACAGGAACTACAATACCTATTGATATTGAACGCTGGATTATTGAAGGAGGTAATAAAGTGTTTGAACATGAAACAATATATGTACCAGTTCCAAAGGGAATAGATGAAGGTGAATTAATTATTTTAAAAGAGAAGGGCAATGTTGTTAATGATCAGTCAAAGGGAGATATTAAAATCAATGTTAAAATAGAAAACAATACTTTATTTCAAAGATCTGGATTAGATCTTATTTTACAGAAGACAATTTCTATAAAAGAGGCAATATGCGGTTTCTCATTTGAACTAAAATATATTACTGGAAAGACATATACAATTAATAATAATGCTGGAAATATTATACCAAATGGATACAGAAAGATTATTCCAAATATGGGGTTTAGTCGTGATGAACATGTTGGTAATTTAATTATTGTATTTGATGTTAAATTTCCTGAGAAATTACCAGATAATGTATTGGAGGAACTAAAGAAGATTGATTTTTAAGAAAATAATATATTTATTAAAAAACTATTTAAAGACAATTTATTATAAGTAATTGTGAAGCATAGTATAATATGTATATCACATTATTAAGCACCAGTGGCCAAGTGGTAAGGCATTTGCCTTGTAAGCAAAAGATCGTGAGTTCAAACCTCATCTGGTGCTCGTTTACACATTTTTATCTTTCTTAAAAAGAAATATAAAATACTTATTTTTAACTTTATTAAAAAAAAATAAAAATATAGCAATATATTATAAATGGGATACAGTAGACTCAATTCACGCGTTTTTACAAATTCATTTAGTTCACAAAATAACAAGGCTTATGCGCCATTTTATTTTCAGCAACAAGGCAACTCATTTTACAATTTGAGTAAGCCTCAATATTCTCATCAAACCTATTATCAGTTGGCCTACAATGGTGCCGGTGCTGGTGGACGTGGTGATAGATGGTTAAGAGCACATAACTACCAACCCACCCAATTTATTCCTCCTTCTGTTTAAAAATGAGAATGTTTTAGCATATCAGCATGCTTTTCTCTTTCATTTCTTCTTTCTGCTAATTTGAAATCCTTAGTATTTAAATTATCAGAAAATCCAACCACATTTGGAAACATACCTAGAAATGGTATTCTGTATCCATAATAATTCACAAGTATTTTAGAATTAGTATTTATATTTGTCCAATCCTCTATAGAATCCCATTTCCAATACCAGAAGCTATTATTTACATTAAAATGTCGGCCATTACTATCTACAATCATAAAATTGGTAAATCCATTTGCGGTGTATTTATATTTTTTAATAATATTTATTTCCTCAGTTTTGTTAGTTGCTAATGCAAAAGCACCATGTCCATAAGTAAAGGCAATTGTTGAATATACAAATCCAAATGGATTAGTTTCGGAACCTTTTTTTATTAAACTTTTGAATAAAGGAAATAATCTGTAAAAGAAGTGTCTTGACATAGTTCTAGATTTTAGTTTTGTTAGTATATAACAAATAAAAGAGTTTAAATCAATTTTATTTATATATTTATTTATATTTTTATTTATATTATAAAAAATAAAATAATATAAATATAATTTGCTATTATAATAATTATAATACAATCAAAATGGACACTGATGAAAATACTAACACTAATATAAATACAAATACTAATACATTTAATCCAATTGTAGACCTAACTGAATTATATAATAAATATAAAGACAGCCCATATATGATAAACCGATTACAAACATTTCTAACAAATTTACCAAATATGTTAGATAGTGAAAATAAAAAGTACGAAGAACGAGTTTCAAGAATGAATGAACTAACAATGGAACAAGATAATTTTTTCAAAGTTTATTTGAGCAAACATCAGTATTTCTATATGCCATATAACAATATATATTATGAATATGATGGTAAAACATATCGTATTATAAAGGATGATGATATACACCATCATTTGCTATCAACTATTACAGATGAAGGTAAACTTATGGCATGGAAACACAAAACAAAACAAACTATTATCAAACAAATCAAGGAACGTTCATTATTTAAATCTGTACCGGAAACATATACGATCCAGAATGTATTAGGTTTTTTACAAACTATTTTTGAGACGCGAACTGAAGCCAAATATTTTCTTACTATTATTGGCGACTGTATTTTGAAGAAAAACATAAACCAAAATATGTATTTTATTAATGCAAACATTAAGAAGCTAATATTATTAATTGACTCTATTGCGTATGTCACAACTGGTAATTCTATAATGAATAATTTTATTTCCAAATATCATGATAGTCATGATATTACAAATTACAGACTAATTAAAACAAATGAAACAGCAATATCACATGATATAATGAAAGACGCACTAAATAAAATAGGTATTGATCTACTTTGTATTGCGGCACATTATTCAGAAAGATATGGAAATTCGGATAATTACTTGGTAACAAAAGCAGAAAATATCGAGCCATATGCTTTGTTTTTAAGTCAGAATTCAATAGATACAATTATAAACAAATTTATAAAACAATGTATTAGCATAAAAGAAGGATCAGAAACAAATATTTGTAATACATTATCTTGGAAGAATATGCACTATATTTGGAAACAATATTTGTCAAGTATTAGTATACCAAATATGATTTATGCAAATAATCTTAAAGATATTCTTAAAGGCAAACTATCATTTATAGAACTAGGCGATGAAACAAATAAAGAGCCAATATTTACAAATGTTACTAGTAAATATTTGCCATCAGTTAGTAGTTTTATATCATTCTGGAATACACATATTACAATTTTATCTGGATCTGGTTCAGGGCCAAATACTGATGATGAATATGAGGTTGATGAAATCGCAACATTATATAAGCTATCTGAATTTAAAAATGTATCTATTTCAGATAAAGATATTATCAAAATGATCCATCATTATTTTTCACCACAAGTAGAAATTATTGATAATAAATATATTACAAATATTTCGTGTAATTTATGGTCTAAACAAGATGATATACTAAATTTTTTGGATGTTTATAAAGGTTCTGTAAATAATATAAAGAAAAAGAATGACTTAATATCATTTGATGAGTTGTATAAGGCTTATAAATCATTTTGTCAGGCAAAGCAATTAGTTGATAAGGATAAACGATTATTGCCAATTGTTAGCAAGCAATTTTTTGAAAAAATTGTTTGTCAAGAACTTAGTGAATATATAAAATATGAAAAATTTGTTAGTTCGTCGTGGAATTTAGAATAGAAATTTAAGCCATTAATGCGCGTTCTAAGGGAGCACTATTATCGAGATCAGCAAACGGTTTAGTAGTTCCACCGGATTGACCAGCACGTATTTGGACACCAGTAGAGCCCAATGACTTCATGTCCAAAGATAAATCGGCAGCTGATGAAATGTTATGCATCATACCACCGCTCATCTTCTTGCCACGTCTATGTTTCTTAGAGCCAACTTTGATAAAGCCAAAGTGTCCCTTTCTGGTCTTGAAACCAGCTTTAACTAAACGATTATCTCTTTTGGCAGAAAAGTGCTTTTTCTTAGAGACAATACGTCCAGACTTGTTCTTCATTAAATGAGACTTAGTAAGTCCACCTGATGTATGCTTAGCAGTGCCGTGCCACACTTCAGCGCGTGATCCAATGATTGTTTTAAAGGCCATTATAAAATATAATAAGAAAAAATTATATTTCTAATTATATTTACTTAATTCTAGAAAACGCATATTAATTTAAATTTTTTAATGTTTAATTTATTTTTAATTTTCAAATTTAAAAACGATTTCTTAAAGGTCTTGGACTACCACCCGGTTGTCCTTCAAGACCTCCTAAATATGTGTTTGTTCTGGCATTTACACCAACTCCTAAACCTAAACCTACATTTCCAAAAGTGGTTCTTCCTCCTAAACGTTGGTTTGCTAATTGTGCTACTCGAAAACTTTGTGGCTGGGTTGGATCATTATAGCCATTTTTAATTTGATTTACTTTTTCTTGAATACAGAAACAATTTTCATAAAAAAAACAAGTATTAAATTGCGGGTCAGGATCTGGAGTAGGTTCAGAAACAGTTAAATAAAGTATTGCTAAACCTGAACCACCATTGCCACCAGAATAATTGGCAGGATTGCCTGCACCTCCACCTCCACCTCCACCTCCATAATTACTAGTAGCAGATTGTCCAAAAGTAGCCCCACCATTTCCTGCATAAATATTACCTCCACTTCCCGGACCAGAACTGTCATATCCTTTTCCGCCGCCGCCACCAGCTCCATATAATGATAGTCCAATAATATTATTTATAGCACCATTTCTGCCTTGAATTTTATTGTAACCTCCACCACCTCCTCCACCTCCATTTGTTCCATTTGTAGCCTGTGTATTTGGTGAAAATGAACCAATACCACCTGAACCACCTCCACCACTATTTCCACCTTTACCTCCATTTGAAAGACTACCTCCAATGCCTGCTATACCACCATTTGCTGCTATTGTAAATAATGAAGATGTAATAGTTGTTTGTTGTCCATTTGCTCCACTACCAAGATTTCCTATACCACCTGCTCCACCATCTCCAATAATTACATTTACAACCTGATTTCCAGTAACATTTTGAAAATTATTAATAACTTGCCCTCCGCCTCCACCACCGCCTCCGCCTCCAAATCCACTAAGATTTGTACCAGCACCGCCACCTCCACCACCTCCACCTACAATTACATATTCAATTAAATAATCATTGGTAAATGTAATGGTGCCATTGCTTTTAAAAGTAATTGTATATGTATTATTTTCAAATGTATATGTAAATCCACTGCCACTAAATGGTATAGTAGGTATTGGTGATACAGGTATTGGAGTATGTCTAGTTTGACAATAATATAAATTACGTAATAACTTGCTTAATCTTCCTTTTCTTCCTGGGCCAAATTGTGTTCTACTCATTTTTGATTTATCCTAATTTATAAATTTATTTTAAAACTAAATTTAAATAATATTTTAAAGAATAAAATTGAAAAATATATAAACATAAATTTAGAATGTATAATAGAATAAAATGAACAAAACTACTGCAAGTAAAAATATGAATAAAATAGGTGGAAGTGTTGAAGAACAGGGTCTAGCAAATAAATATCAACAAAAAACAGATAAGCAACATATATTGGATAATCCAGATACCTATATTGGATCTGTAGAAAAAGTAGAAGCAGATTTATGGGTTTTAAATAACTCGGAAAGTGAAGAAAGAATTGTTGAAAGAAATATGACATATATTCCCGGTCTATTTAAGCTATTTGATGAAGGTATTGTAAACTGTCGTGATCATGTAATTCGTATGAAAACTGCTATTGAATCAGGACAAACCGATTGTATACCTGTATCTTATATTGATGTATCTATTCAAGACGATGGAACTATTATAATGATCAATGATGGGAATGGTATTGATGTAGCACAACATCCTGAATATAAAGTATGGATACCTGAACTCATTTTTGGACATCTTAGAACTTCAACAAATTATAATAAAGATGAAAAGAAAATAGTTGGAGGTAAAAATGGGTTTGGATTTAAATTAGTTCTTATATGGTCTACATATGGACAAATTGAAACTGTTGATCATGTTCGTGGATTAAAATATGTTCAAGAATTTAAGAATAATTTAGATGAGATTTGTCCTCCAACAATTACTAAA